TTCCCTGCACCCGAGAGCCGATCACAGATCCATCTTCTCTGATTGCGCTCTCAATTCGGTTATTAATACTGACCTGATTTGATATGTAATCAAATTGATAATCGCCCAGCGATACAGATAATATGCGGTCATTCACACAATCCCACTCTAATTCCGTAACTCTTGCATCTGTAACTATATCAAGATTATTGTTTCTACAATGTACGGTATCACCAAGAGACACTTCTACAAGCCCCTTGACATCGGCATACAGCTCTGTATCCTCAATCATTACCATATCCACAGATATAGTTACTTGAGGCTTGTCTGCCCCCGCTTTCCACTGTTCCTGACAGCGTTTTATAAGTGCAGACTCCAGTTGTGCCGGTGTATCGCATATGATCACACCTTTCGATTCATCATCTTCCTGTGCATCAGCTCTCATTTTTACATCTTCAAATTTCATTGTTGAATATTTGACTGTTGGATATTTGTCTATAAGAGGGGAATCAACCCAAGGAGCATCCCCATCTATCTGATATCCGTTATATGCCTGTGGAATGATCCTGGTAACCACATTTCTTAGGTCAACCTCCTCTTTCATTCCGTTCTCAGCAATGTTTTTTCCGTAAAGGATCTCAACACCTCTGTCGCTGCCAGCATGACGATTTATTATCGCTTTGTAATTATCATATACGATTTCACCGCCCCATCTCTTAACAAAAGAATTCTCATCGTCACCATTGATGGCTTCGATGAGATTTTTATTTTGGTAATATGCAGTTCCAGTCGATGTAATATCTGTTTCGGCTGTATACTTTTTATTCGGTGCAGTCATGATATCAAGAGCCTGCTGCCCTGTTTTGTCAGTTGGACGGACATCCAAAAGGAAACAATCATCTGCCGCATCCATAAATATAGGCTGCAGATCAGCAGATATTCCTGAATCACTTTTTTCCTTATGAGTTATTCTGAAAAGCTGCTCTCCATTAAAGGAAGGCATCTTAACAACTGCTCCCTCTTTAATATACTTCCAGCGGTCTTCTGAATCCTTTGGATGTTCAAGCGTTACCTCCCATATTCCATTCAATACGGCATGAACGGATGCACTTGAAGGAAATAATGACATATCTCCGTTCTGATCAAAGTTTGTATTTTCAATGTTATATATCTGGATCATAAGCACCTCCAATTAGGTATCACTTTCAGATTTCCTCCGTAAAATTCAATCTTGTTGTTTCCCGGCTGTAGATACATATCTTCATAATTTCCTGACACTTTGGTATTATTCAAAGTACCATCCTCGCGATACGCGATCATCCGATCTGTATCTATGGTCAGATTTTGACCAACATTAGCAGTCATCGTTTTTCCATTGATCTTAAGCGTACACATACCTTCTGCTGCGATCTTATATGTCGGATGACACTCTATATAAGGATTCCAGCAAACATCTTCTATGTCATATTCCATTGCACCATCTACGGAATATTGGAGCCCATCCAGTGTGTGAAATATCGCTGTAAAATTGCCTATCCGCTCAGATGTCCTCTCATTATCATCTAATTCAACATAGGTTATTTTATAAAAAAAGCCTGCATCATCAGATATAATAAGTTTTGCATTTCTTTCTGACAGCCACTGTTTTGCCATTCTCCAGCGATCATTCCACCTGTCTACTGCTCCGATATAATTAAATGGTATCTTTATTGGTGTTGCTGCATATGTACCATTAAACTTGTATATGGTTCCATCCCGCCCTGATAGTTTTACCTCTTCCATATTCGGCTGAGCGGCAGGAATAGATATCAACTCCCGGGCAAAAATCTGAAGCGAAGAGCCTCTTATGTCATTGTATTGTATGTCATGCATTATTTTCCTTTCGCCCCCTGTGTTGCTAATGTCTTATTTGCCATCTGCTTAAGAACGAGATTTGTAAGTAATGTGATCGACTTCTTATCTCCAATATAAATGTTATTCTCCGCAGTCATTGATATTGATTTGAATGCTTCAACGATCATTGCGGCCAATGTTGCATTATTTGCATCATTTTCTTCTCTGATGTAGTCCTTTAACAGTTTAATTGGAAGTACCGCCTCTTTTCCAGCCTCTCCCCCTCCCATCAGGGAATCTCCATTTGCACCAAATATGGTCGGACTGTTCAGGATTCCTCCGTTCGCATACCAATCCACGGAAAATTTAGGTACCTTAAGTGGGGAAAGTGACCACTCTCCACTCGCTTTAAAATGAGGCAACTTTATTTTTGGTAATTTCCAATCGAAATTGAAAAATCCTTTAATCTTATCAATAGCTCCCTTGATAAAATCGGCTACAGCTCCGAATATGGCATTTACACCATCCCTGAACCATTCGCACTTATTATAAAGTGTCACAAAAATAGCTATAAGTGCTGCAACCGCCGCAATAATTATAAGTATCGGATTAGCGGCCATGACTGCATTTACTGCTGCAAAACCAGTTTTTATAGGTCCCAATACAGGTGCAATTTTAGATATAATGCCAATTAGTGACGAAACCCCTCCTGATACCTTGCTTATGATAGAAATCACAGGGCCAACTGCTGCTGCAAGAAGAGCACATTTGATGATCATATTCTGTGTTTCTGGTGACAATGAATTCCATGAATTGATAATGTCCTTAAGAATCGGTGTTACTGTCTGAAGACATTGTGCTAGTATTGGTCCTAATGCATTGCCAAGTTCAAACCCTTCATCCTTTAACTGATTTAATGTGAGTTTGAACTGATCTGCCGGGTCCAACGTTGCATTAAATGTATCACTGACACTTCCAACATTGTCATTCAATGATTTGCCTAGCTCTTCAAAATTCAGTTTTCCATCCTGGCAGAATTGCGCCAGTGCCGGTCCTGCTTTTGAACCAAACAAATCAATGGCAGCATTGTATGCTTCTGTTGAATTATTCGCGCCTGACATTGTGCTTTGCAAATCTGACAAAGCCTGTTTCATAGATTTGCCTTCTCCAGATGCACTAACAAGAGCTTTTTTTAGGCCAGCCATCACCGTACTTGTATCAACACCTGACGTCTCACACTGCCCCAGGAAGATTGCGGCATCTGCAGCTGACATACCAAGTTCCTTTAGGGATGCTGCATTAGATACCATTGAGGATGCAAGTGTGTCCATTGATATACCTGTATCCTGTCCTACTTTATTCATGGTATCAAGAAGTGCCCCTGCATCCTTGGATTTGAGGTTGAATGCCTCCATAACCTTCTGGGTGTTATCAATCGAAGATGATACGTCAGTATCATTAAGCGAAGCGAACTCAACAAACTGTTGTGATAAATCCTCCAGTTCCTGTCCTGTCATATGAAACCTTGTATTGACTTCTCCAACCGCACTTCCTGCCGTTGCAAAATCTGTCGGAATACTCTTTGCTATGTTTCTTGCAGAAGTCTGCATTTCCTCAAGAGCATCTCCTGACGCACCGGTTTTTTCGACAATAATATCCATGCCTTCATCAACCTGCTCCCAGGCTGCCATTATTCCGGCACCTGCCGCTGCAATCGGTGCAGTAACATTTTTGTTTAATGAACTGCCAACGTTTCCGGTCGCATCACTAAAATTTTGTACCTTTTGGGAGTAATCCTCTAATGTTGCAGCACCACTTTCAAGCTTTTTGTTTACATCCTCTAGACCACTTTTGTAGTGATTTAGGGCAGCCTGTGCATTATCCAACTGCTGCCTTGTCTTTGATATTGCCTCTTCGTCTCTCTTTTCAGCATTCTCCTGTGCTTTAAGTATTTCGTTGAGCCTGTCAACCTTAGCTGTATAGGCTTCTGTCTGGTTTTGTAAATACTCCTGAGTTGCCCTGAGTTTCTCCGCTGATGACGTGCTCTTGTCCCATTCCGACTTGGCAAGCTTGAAGGCAGATCTGTTTTCATTTACAGCATTATTTACTTCTGTCAGTGATTTCTTAAAGTCTACGGTACCGTCTACCTTTAATTTAAGCCCTACAGCTTTCATTTCACTGTCTGCCATATATCACACCCACTTTCTTTTTCTCGACCTCCTGCCACACTTCAAGGCACTCATTAAAAAAAATGGGATCCGAGTTAAAAAATTCATTTTCGCTCATACCCATCATTCTTGCAGCTACCATGTATTCAGCCCAGTTTATTTCGATTTCTTCTTTTTCCTCTTCCTGGTCTGTGGCTGATTCTTTTTTGTGGCTTCTTTTTTTTTATATTTATCAACCTTTTTGCCGAATTCATCAAACAGCTCTCTTATGACCTCTGGATCCATCGGTGTCAAAATGAGTGCTTCGTCTTCATCTACCTTTAGACCGTTAGACCGAAGAATAATATAAATCAGCTTTGCGGCCGCTTCCATGTTCTCATCTTCTGATAGTGCCTCTTTATTGATTACTTTGTCTAATCCATGTTTCTGGATTAGATATAATGTCATAAAATTAACCTTAACCTCCAGCTTTGTGCCATCGGTTAAGGTTATGATTTTCTCGTCCATAGGTTAATTTTCCTTTGCTGTTGCTGTCAATACTGCTGCAAGATCTGCTTTGGTCAGGATAGGCTTGCTGAAGAATTTATCCTCTGTAAGTCCTTCCGGTGCAGATGCATTCTCTACCCTTGCAACAATGTCTCCATCCTCATTGAATGGATATGCTTTGATTTTGATTGTATCTGTCTGCTCTTTTGCCTTCTCCTCAGCTGTTGATATATCATCAGAGTTTTCACTTAGCTTGCACTTTGGATACCAGTCGTATCTATATCCGCCTTTTCTTAATTTGACCACCTTACCATAAGCAAAATATGGTCGTGGTCTGTTTCCACCTGAAAGAATAAGGCCATCAGTGTCAACATTGTCACCACGTAATTTTGCAAGTGTGTCAGCCGGAAATGCAACAATTTCCACCTCGATATCTGTTGAAGTTGTTGTAATATCACTGTCATACACTGCTCCTGACGCGTATGTATCAGTTGGTTCTCCATTTTCCGTTACCTTTACACTTTTAACTACTTCTGTCTTCTCCACCTCTTCCGCAAATGTGGATGTCCACCTGCCATCTGTATCCATTGTATTGAAGCACAGATACTGAGCTCCTACAGTCTCCTTCATTGGTGGTCTCTTAGTTTTAATTGCCATAATTGCCTCCTATTCTATAAATCCAATGCTGCTATCATCTTTTTATAGTATCTTTCTTTGTTCTGTTCAAATAATGGTTTCAAGTGAGCTTTTGCGCTCATTTTTTTCGTGCCATGTTCAAGCATCGGTCCGTAATACTTGCCCCATCCCACATCTATTCCTGTCTTATCACGCTTGTAGCTAAATGAGTCAACCAGATGTGTATATCCCGGAGCTGTGACCTTTCTTCTTGGCTTTGGCAGGCGCAACAGGTCGTTAACAAACTCCTTTGCTCCCTCCTCTATTGCATCCAGAGCACTTTTTTCGTCCACTTTTGAAAGATAACTTCCAAGCATATCCTGAAATTCTTCCATTCCGGAATCTTCAAATGTAATATCATTCATTCATTGTCTCCAGCGAGAAATACGAATGCCAAATTTTATCGTCTGTAATAAATTCATGCAGGATAGTTGGGTGTAGTCCCTTTTTGCGCATCATATCTCTCAGCATTATCAGCTTTTCATTTCTTGGTGTGCGAGAATAAAAGCTCACCTGCCATGTGATTTTATCTTCATAGTTGTCACCTGATGCCATCACATCATTCCATGCTATTTCCCAATAATCAATTCTCGGAAACTTCTTTCCATTATCAAGATCAGATATTCCTTCATTGACCGGACAGCCAGTGGCATGTAACATCTCACTGAGTTCCTGTTTCGTCATCATATACCTCCCTGTCATATGTCGGAGTCTTAAGTGTCAGTTCTGTTTCTTTGAAGCCGTCTTTAGTGGTCACGTGAGCCACATTGTATATTTCATGCTGTGCTCCATCTATTACACAGATGCACTTACTGTTGATCTGCTTATACTGTGGAATACTGATTTTCATTGTAACCTCTATTCCATCTGCAGACAGCTTAGCTCGTGTTGTATCAAATACAGAAAGCTCCCTGTACCAGATATGCATCCCGGTAGATCTTACTTTTTCAACCGGAAAGTCTTGCGAACAATCCTCCTCTATCCTAAGAAGTTCAAGCACACCATCTGTATATTCAGGCATTGCCATCCGCTTCCACCTCCGTCTCCATCTGCCATGTTAAAATCACGCTTGAATAATTATCCATAAACTCACTGACTCTATGGTGATATGCATAATACATGTAATTTTTAAGCAGCATCCTGTATGTCAGATCTGTTGTGATATTGCAGCCGGGATTTAAGCTCCCGACTGTACATTCACCCTCTCTTGCAAGATTTGCAAGCTGACTGTCTTCGTAATATGGCGGAATCTGGAATTCTGCCCTCATCTCTGATACCAGTGCTGTCAGTTCTGTGTTCTCCATATTACTGCCTCTCTTTTATTATTCCTGTCCAGCCTGAACGATTGTAGCCTGTGTTACAGGGAGCACATACTCCTTCAGCTTAGTTACATCAAAGATAACTGCAACATTATCATCAACCGCACGACCGTTTGCATAGCATGATGCAATAATGAGATCTGCATTTTCCATAGCCTTTGTCTGGTCATACTCATTGACTCTCACACCTGTTGTTCCCATAGTGTAGTATCCTGCAATTGTAAATGCAGCCTTACCCTTCGGACAGTTGGCATCAACAATTTTTTCGATGTCAATGAATGACTTGTTGACATAGCCGCCTGTCAGAGCCTCTCCATACATGCATGGGTCAACATATTCTGCCTCGTCTGACGGATTACAGATAAGATACAGCTTGTCTACAACACGCTTTCCATTATTGGTAAGAGTCTTTCTCACATCTGAGAGTCCTTTAGGGCTGAATTTTGTGATGTTTGTCACAACCGTCTTAGCCTTATTGGTACCGTCGCTGTTGGATGTTTCAATCTGACGGAAAATACCAATCGGTCCTGTCTTTCCATCTCCATCAAGATATCCCTTTACAAGACCATCCTGCATAGCTTCTGACAAAATTGCCATAAAATAACGGTCAACAAACTCAAGCGAAAGCTCTCTGATTGCCTTTGGAATAACTAAGTAAGCGGTGAGCATGTGAAGGTCAATGTTAAGTGCTGAAATCTCTGTGCTCAGCTCACCCTTAACTGAGTCTGTAAGAGCTCCCCATACTGCTGCACCTGTATGTGATGCAACGATCCACTTCTTGACATTGGCAGGTGCCATGTTGACAAGCTTAAGGATTGGTGATGCTTTCTTGACATCATCAAGTGTTCTGTCAATGATTTCAGTCGGAATGATATCAATCTGATTGGCCGTGATTGACTGCTTGATATCCTTGAAGCCTTCATAGAATTTCTTTTCTTCCTGTGAAAGGTTACGGAGACCGAGCTGCTTCTTGAAGTCGGCATCATGGCTGGCTCTTTCTGCCTCAGCAACAACCTGATTTACAAGGTCCTCATGCGCTGCCTCCTGGATCATCTCAATAGACTGCATGATAGCTTCAGCTTTCTTCTCTGCCGGAGCATCATTGAGTAACTGCATTACTTTTTCCTGAACTTCATTGTTGATAGATTCAATCTTCATTGTTTTCCTCCTTAATTGAAAAATGAGCCCCAATCGTTGCTCTTAGGTTTATCTGCTTCTTTATGTGTCAACTGATAAAATTCAGCTAACTGCCTCTCATGTTCGCTCTTGTTACAGAGCTGTTTCTTCAGTGCCTCATTCTCTTTAAGCACCTGCTGCAAAGTGGAATTATCCGGATTTTCCGATTTGTCAAGATTTTCCAGTCCAATTTCGTCGATGAAACCATACTCTAATGCCTTCTGTGGTGACAATGTGGTCTCCTTGTGCATCATTTCTCGAACTTCATCCTCTGAAATCTTTGCACGCTGCATAAATAAAGCTATGCAGCTCTCCATTGCAACATCCAGATTATCTGCCTCTGCCCTTAAATCTGCTGCATTTCCTGTTACTGTTTCCCACATATCATGAATAATGGCCGTGGTGCCCTGTCCCATTATTCGTTTATCACACGCCTGTAAAATTGTGAATGCAATAGAATGACACACTCCCATTACTATTCCGGTCTTGTATGAGCCATGCTGCTTGAGCATATTATAAATCGCAGTGCCCTGATCAACGCTTCCGCCGTTCGAATTAAAGTAAATCTTAATCTCATCTGCCTCCGGAATGGCGTCCAAAAGTTCTTTGAAATGCTTTGCAGATGTTTCAGAATCTTCATACTGCCATGTTTCCCAGTTGAAAGGACCTGTCTTTTTGATTTCGTCATATATGTAAATTTCATGGACATTGTCCTGCTGCTGGAATCTGTAAATTACATTTTTGTTCTTCATAATTCTGTTCCTTTCTCTTGATTACTGTTTAACGGACAGCTCCGAGATATCCGGATCACCTCCATCTAATCACTTTTAATTGATGTGCCATTGTTACCCTCCTCTCCATAATTTTTAGTCAACGCTCTCGCTTTAGAGAACTCAGTGTTAAGCAAAGGATATCCCACCATTGCTCTGATTTCGTCATACGAGAAGCCAATTCCACGAAGCTTATCAAGATTAACTGCACTATCCACCACATCAACATGTTTAAAACGTGCCAGCCATACCATTACCTTTTCATTTTTCCTGCTGTAATCATCTTCACCGACTATGTAGGCAGTCAGCGTATCGTTTATAACTTCCGCAACCGGGCCGACAGCATAGGTGATAAATTCATTGGTGGCATCTGACTGCTCTGTGATATTGCCATTAAATACTGCTTCCGGAATGTCAAAGGCATTGGCTGCTTCGTTGTTTATAGCCAAGGCAACCTTGGCAAGCTCCTCCGCTTTTGCGCTCGCATTTATCTGTATATTTTCAAGTGAGACACCTTCCGACTCTGTCATTACCGTCAGATCTTCGCTCTCAAGCAGTCTCTTGATTTTCTCCGCATACATGTCCTTTGTGACTATCTTGTCAGTTCCATCAGCCTGCTTTTCCCTGAAGGACTGTGCTGTACCCAGCTTCAGTTTAAATTTTGGCTGATTGGATAGACGAATCATGTAATTGATTGCATTGAGCGTATTGTTGTATTGATTCACAACGGACTCCAGGTACACTCTTATCTTTGCATTGTCGTACCGTAAGTGAATCACCTCTGATGACATAAATTTTTTGTATAAACCATACTGTTCCCCTGCACATTCAAGCGTTATGTTGCTGTATATGCGCTCTGACAGCACACTGTTTGACACCTGCCATGCAGACGCTTTGTAATATTTGCCGTTCATTGGGATGATAAGTGCTTCCTGTGTCCATAACAGTTCTCTTATAATCCTTGTCCAGAAATAAGTTCCACACTCATGGTCATTTGGCATTACATTGAGTCTGTACTCTATACTGCTTTTCTGTTTGCTGTCTGTCTGGACTATTATGTCAGACTTTGCAATTGCCCTTGCAATCATCATCACAGCTTTTTCAATTGCCAGCTTTGACAGATTAAGCTTTTCCAAGTCAAGCGTAATAATCTCTGCCATAGACTGCATCTCTTTATTCTTTTTTTGAAACAGGAAATCAAACATTGCTGCCTCCTAAATGTATATTATTTGAACTTCCAGCTCATCTTTGCAGAACATTGCAACATCAAAAGCCATGAACCCATCATTTTTCCTGAGCTTCGGTTCTACCTTTCCAAACATCTTATTGCCATATTTATCTTCGGTAACACTTGTATTGTTGGTGTACCAACGCATTATTGCTGATGCTCCAAAATTAATCATGCCCTGACTGAACATGGACTGGATAAATGGTGCAATTATTCCGGTTGCTGATGTAATCTTCCGGATCAGCCGGACTACACCGTTCGGATTCTTACGATCCTCAATCGTAAGGCCCCGTTCCTCGAATGCCATCTTAAACAGAGTGTAACGGTATGTATCCATTGCTATCTTCTTGACATCATATTCGGCACATCTTTCCATGCACCAATCAACTATGCTATTAACATCGATTACAGGTCCCGGTACCACCTCGAAATCATTAAATTCGGTCTGCTCTATGTTCTTAAGCGGGAACTTGATGGAGTCTAAAAAAGGCGATTCAGCACAAATCCATGTGTGCTGTCGCCATATATATTCTCCTGATTCAGTTTTTGTCAAGACTCCCGCCGATGCAAAGTCCCTTATGTCAGCATAATCGATTCCAATTACAGCCGGCTGCCCTTTTGTATCGATTGTCATTCTTGGCTTTTTCAGTTCTAATTCCTCTGTCGTACTGCCCTCATAACATGCACGCAATACATTCAGCCATGTTGTGACCGTTTCCTCTTCCTTTCGTGCCGATCTGTCCATTCGTTTTGTAATAAATTCCGGTCTCTTTGACGGTATCTTTTTCATTTCAAGATAATCGTGCATTATCTGATTGGCCAGAATCGGCATATACTCCATTGATGGGTTGGCTTTGTGCCATGCATCAGGAATATCAACCTCTTTCATGCTGTCAATTTCGCAGATGAATGGATAATATCCCAGTGGATTTTCACCGGTTTCAAGGATTTCAGCGCACATTGATGAAATCTCATCCAACGGACCGTCTCTGACGTAGCCATCTGTTGTTATAATAAACTCTCTGGAATGTTTGACTTTTCCGAATGAAGACTCAAACACATTTATCTGATCATAATTCTCGTAAGCATGAATCTCATTGAGCACCAGGCATCCGGTTCGCTTGCCGTCTTTGGTTTTGGCATTTGAAGTGTTATATTTCATTTCAGAGCCTGTTGCAAGGTTCGTAATCAGCTCCTTTGTTACTGAAAATTTTCCTTTGAACTTTGCATTTTCATGTAACATCTCATAGGCAACCTTGAAAGTGTCCTTGACCTGGTCTTCTGAATTGGCCACAATCTCAACATGATAATTTCTGACACCATACAGAGGTGTCTGCAAAAAATTTGCCAAGGGAACAATGAAGCCGTCCTTTCCGTTTCCACGTCCTTCTTTGATGAAAAACTTTGGGAATACCGGAATATCGTCTTTGTACATGAATACAAACGCGTATATAAACTTCTGGTATGGAAATAGCTCATAATAATTTACTTTGCAGTATTCGAGACAATTCTCATAGGTCTCTTTATCGAAAAAAATATCATTCCGCTTAAGTAATGGCTTTACAATGTTCTTGATAAGCTGTTTTCGCTTTTTATTTATCCACTTCGGATGTTCTTTGACATATTTGAGATAATCATCAATTTCCTTACAGATAACCATCTGTTGCTTTTTCCGGTTCAGGTACCGGATCCTTGAGTCTCAGATCAGCTAAAATCTTGAGCATAGTTGCTGTGGTTTTTTGCAGATTGACAACAGAATCATTTGTTTTCTCGACTTCAACTCCGTTTCCGTTAATAGTCTTGTATCTGAGCCCTTTGGACTTGATGTCACTAATCAGCTTCTTTTTCAGTGACCAATAATATACATAATCGTCAATCATGTCTTTGTAAAACTCTGCATTCATTCCCCGAAGCTCCAACTGCTTGACCAAAGAATCTCTTATTTCCGTTTTTGTCAATCCGCTCACCTCCCTTTTTCTCAAAATATGTCTGTTTTTTGTGTATAATTTGCATATTTTTTAACGGTTTTTATTAAAAAAATAACTGTATTTTTGTGTTCTTCGAAAAATTTCTTCTTAAAGTAATTTTTGAAATTGGTACCCCTTGCCCTTTTCACGCGAGATTTCAAAATTTTTCCGGAGTCATGCCCACATGCCCGTTCGCCATTCGCGAAAATTTCACAAAAATTGACCGGGGGGTATTACCAACGCTCCCGGCTCACAAGTTTCTTTTTTCTTTTAAACTTGTGAGGCACTCTGCCATGTCTGATGTTGTGACAACGAACGCACAGACTAATAAGATTATCATTGTCCAGTGCAAGCTCTGGATGCTCCTTCAGTTCCTGTATGTGATGTACCTGCTCCGCCCTTGCTATCTTCTTTTCTTTCTCAGGCAGCCATTTTCCTTTTGCCACAGCCTTTTGGATTCTTGCCCTGCAGTCCTGACACTCAAAGCGATCCCGCTTTAATATCTCTATTCTTTTGGTTTGCCATGCCTTACTGTCATAAAACTTCTTTGCTTCTGTATCTGTCATTATTCCAAAATAAAAAGGACCGGCCCTTTTGCCAATCCTTTATGCTTACACTATATCACACATCAAACGGACAAAACGGACAACTTTATTTATTTTCTTTCTGAGACTGCTGCAGATATCTGTCATGTTGCTTTCGCGCGCTCTCGGCTGTAATGCCTATCTTCTGTGCCACTGTGTTCCAAGAATAGCACCTGACATGACGATACAACATAATCTGTCGAACGACTGTGTCGTCTATTGATATAATCCATGAGATAATTCTGTCCTGCTGCTGATTGAGCTTTCTCTTCTTGGCTTCAATCAGCTCTCTTACACTCACAGCCTTAATTGCCAAGTCTGCCATCTGGTCACTGCTTCCAGTGCCCGGAGTGAATGGCAAGCCTGTAATCTGCATTGCTTTTCCTTCTGCTTTGCTTTCAATCAGCTCCAGTTGTTCTTCCCACATCTTGATTTCTTTTTTGATATAATATACGCTTGTTAATTCTTTCTTCGTCATTTGTCACTCCTCAATTCCGAACCATGCGAGCATAGATATAAAATGCTGCATTGATACCGTTGTACTTGACCTCCGCATCCAGGAACTTGTAGCCCGGATATGCTTTGGTGAGCTCCGCCTCTAATACTGTGTGGTCTTTGGCCATCCTCTCAACACGTCGCTTCTTGAACTTGCTGTAGCTCTTTGTTGGCTCCGGTGGCTTCTTTAAGTTCCTTGAGCTCACCCACCGCTTAGTACCGTGTGGATTTCTTGATATATATTCTCCTAAACCTGTGATGAGGAAATCATCATCAGGTGATATTCTTCGTGTGTTTGGTCTGTCGCATTTCTTCCAGAGCGATTCCAGTTCGTCTCTGTCCATGCCGTCTCCGGTCATGAGAATGTGGAAATGTGGTCTCACATATCCATCAAATGCGAGCACGTATATGTACTTGATATTTCCCAGTCCTTTTCTTTTTCTCCGGTAATTTATCTTCGCGATAAAATTCTTGATATCTTTTCTGGCTCTCTCTTCATCCGCCGGAAGCTTGTCATCGTTCCACCCGAACGTGCACCATAAGTCGCCTTTTCCAAAGTTAATGTTTCCAAGCCTAATTAAATACCGCCTTGCATTTTTATCGTTTAGGTTTCTTTGGGCTTTACTTGATGGTCTCTTCTTGGTCTTCGGCATGTCACTGAGCCTTGGGTAGCTTGGGTATATCTGAGCTTCAAGGAGAGTGGTCTGTGACTTTATGTTGGTGCACTTCGTGGTGGCTGTTCTGTACAGGCAGTTTACCTTGCCCTCTTTGAGAAGCTTCTCAAGCCTCTCCTCCTCGGTGTCATCTATGTATTTTTTGAAAGCCTCTTCGTAGTCGTAGTTGTCGTATCTTCTCATACTGTGTACTCTTAAATATAAAAATCCCTCATTTGTTAATACCCATTACGAGGACGGTAAAGAATTTTTACCTATATATTATGGGTTTACTGCTGCCTCTGTGCCGCTCTTATCTTTCTGTTGTATTCAGCCTGATACAGCAGCTTTTTGTCCGTTGTTAGAACGACTCGTTTAAGAGTTGTCTCATACTTTTTCAATTTCTCGCACGTTTGTTCCCAATCTTCCCATGTTTCTTTTTTCACGCTATTTTTTTCATGTTTTTTTCTTTCCTCTATATATGTATACACAGCCTGCTTGTGCAAGCTGTGTATACATGTCTTATAGTATTTACAGGTCGGTGCGCAGGCCTTATCAGGTTCATATGCACATCTTATAGGTTCTATGGGTTTTACTCCGCTGTAAGTCCTGCTGTTCAACTGCTGCCTCCTAAATTAATCTTCGAACCGGGCATGTATCGCAATGCTCTTCTCCCATTCTGTTATATGCCTCGTCATCCGTTGTCAGTGGATACTGTGACGGCCATTTGCAATATTCATCACATATCCTGTCATGGATATCTTCAATAATCTGTGGAAGAGACATGTCTTCCTGTTTCTCGTGTTGTCCCATCTCTGTCATCTCCCTTCTCATATCCCATGCACTTTACCTGTCTGCTTGGTCTACCGCATTTCTCGTAATACCTACAGTTTATGCATTCATTTCTGTTCATTGTGTTTTGTCCTCTTATCCCTATCTTCCTGAAGCTTATCGTATTCTCTAATTAACAACAGTCCTATCACAAACTCTGTTGTTCCGATCAGGGTGAACGTTAAGAGTATCCCATATACTATTAAATCTATTTCTGACATATTATTCTCCTATTCGCTTATCTCATCACAATTCTTCGCCCAGTTCCAATCATCCGACTCGCCATCGAACCAGTCAAACGTGCAGCCTTTTCTGCCGTCTACATCTATCGTGCCGTAAAATGGGCATCCCTCACAGCCGCCCTGCACTTCGTATTCTTGTAATGTCATCTTATTCTCCGAGGTAAAGGGAGCTGGGTAATGGCTCCCTTGTGTATAAATGGCTTACAAATCAGTTTTCGTGATATAAATTAATTCGCATGCCCGGTTTCTTTCGCTTTCGCAGGTGTTTCAACCTAAAGCTCGTAATATGGTGTCTCTATCCAGTGAAAATCTACTCCAGAGAGGAGTCTTAAGACCTCAAGCTCCGGCTTATAGAGAGGATCCGTGAAACATATTCCGACCGCCATTTCGTCATTGTATGACACGAGCCAGTCTCCGTGCACAGCGAATGTGCTTGGTGGATCTTCGTCTTTGCGGCACTTGTCTGGGTTGACTATGGCCAGGCGTGCATCATTGATGAGACGTGCACCTCCCGGTGTCTTTACGACCGACATCATATTGTCGCGCTGCGTGATTTTGATTTGTGAAATAAAGGCTTCCTTTGTGTCGCCTGCCATGTCCCACAGGAGTGGTTTTCTTTCCGTTTCGAACTGTGGATCGTGTCCTTTTTGATACGTCATGAACTCGCCTTTTTCCGGTGCAAGACCGCATGTCTTGATTACGGTACCTAAAAATTCCTTTGTGATTTTTTCTTTGTCGGCTTCCACCATCCATC